ATGCCATCATTATCATTTGCTGCTACACTAAAGGTATTTGCTCCGCTTGTACCATGTGCGAGACCCGTACTTCCTCTAAAAACTCTTATATCTGTACCTGAGTTATTATAATTTTTTGCCTCACCCGCAGAGGTTGCAGGTATTACATGAGCTTCGTTAGTTAAAATAACTGTAAAAGCATCTTCTCCGTCTTGGATACCATATACAGATGTAGAATCTGAGGCAATAATAACACTATTTTGCTCAATGTCCACTCTTATTGTTTTTTGTTCTCCACTTGTGGGTTCTAAATTGTCAAGTAAATCAAAGGTTTGTACATTACTGGTATTGGTTTCTCCGCTACCACCACTACCATTTGCAGGAGTTGTTGAATCACCTACATAAAACTTATAAGTTCTATTACCTGTTATGTTTTTCGCTGTAGCCGTAAAAGTAATCTCACCACCAGATTCCGAATCGATATCATTGCCATCTACATTGTGAGGAATAACATATTTATTTGCTGTTAGATTTACTACTTTTGCGGATGTACCTGCGTAAGCTTTTGTAAAAGTTTGCGTTCTAGTAAGAGTATGGGATACTCCTGCAGCATCTTGTGCTATTATTGTAAAAACGATAGAAGCATTTCGTGTCGTCATATTACTAGCATTTCCATATCTTCTAGTGTTATCATCGGTACCATTGACACCCTCTGTTGTAACGCGAGTAGCATCCTCAGCAGTATTAGCAGCTACATCGATGTCATCATCTGCTGCAGTTACTCTAAAAGTACTTGGTGCATATGGTGAGCTGTCATCATAGGTAAGAAACGTACTCCCTTGCAGGACTCTTATATCTGTACCGGAATTTGGCAATTTGGGAGGGTTGTCACCAACCGTTATTGCGTCTCCTGTCTCACTCGCGGGAACAACATGAGTTTCATTCGTTAAAATAACTGTAAAAGCATCAGACCCATTTTTAACCCCATAAATAGTAGTAGAATCTGAGGCAATAATAACACTATTTTGCTCAATGTCCACTCTTATTGTTACCTGTTCACCATTTGCGGGCTTATCAGCTGCGTCAAGCTCAAATGTTTCTTCATCATCGGTATTGGTTTGTCCGCTACCACTACCATTTTCAGGAGTTGTTGAATCACCTACATAAAACTTATAAGTTCTATCTACTCCCGAAGCAAAATTAATAGCTTTTGCGGTGAAAGTAATCGTATCGTCATTATCGTTATCATCTCCATAAGGAACAGCATACTGATTAGCAGTTAGAACTGCTGTTTTAGAGTTTAACCCGTCTATTCTTCTTGAATATACAGAAGGGCTTGACCATTGAGCCTGTTGAGGAGCTTGCCCATCCTCTGTAAAAATTCTTGTTATAACATAAATAATATCATTATTATTATCCAAAGAAGGCAGTGCAGTTTGCCAGTCAGTCGCTGCGCCAGCAGCGGGATCCTCAAAAGTACCTGCAGTAGCATTATAAGTACCGGCGGCGCCGCCAGCGGCTACTTTTTTGAATAAAGAACGCTCCATAGCTGCAGCAAGACTATCGTCTATAGATATAAAACCAACCTTATTATATCCAGCAGCTGTTTTATATACTCTTGCAATTAGAGTATCACTAGTATAATTAAAATGATAATTATTTGTAACTGCCGTACTGGTAGAACTATAGTTCGTTATAGGTCTATCTATATACACTACTGTATCACTATATACACAGGATACTATCGCTGCCTGGCTAACAACCCCGCTGCCAGTACCTGCGCTCGTAGCAACAAAAGAAGTACCTGGAGTATCATCATCTGCCCCAAATGCAGAAAATCCCGTACCAGATACTATAGTATAAGTCTGCCCTATTACAAGACCTCCTGCTACTGGCATCTTTACTACTAAAAGTGCTCCTATATCTAAATCTGTTAGAAATTGAGTACCCGATCCTGTAATCTTGGTAGAATTGGAAGCTTCAATTGTACCGTTTATACTAGACGTACCCACACCCTCCGTTCCGTCTCCTGCATCAAACCAATAAGGTATATTATAAGAGTTTTCTTTATTATATTTAAGAAGTTTCATAACACTAGCATTTATACTTGGTCTCATTGCTATATAATGATGCTCGGATATAAACTCTCCGGCTATATCTGGACTAGTCCATGTAATTTGAGGCAGGAAACCAAAAGCTAATTGGTAGGTTCCCGCAGCTGTACTAGTATTTTTAATAAACGAAGAAGCGACTCTTTGAGGAGACAAAAACCCGTATACATTTTTTTTGAACGAAAAAATTCCAGTGTCTGATAACTGAGTAGTAGTACTGCAAGTTCCTCCTATAGGGAGTCCTAAAGGGGCTCTGGTGAGGCTACCGTCTTTAAACCTATCTGTTACTGATACACTTATAGTAACAATATCAGATAAATTTTCAAGAATATTTATAGTCCTTACACCAACCTCATATTTTCCAGATAATAAAGTTTGTATATTTGAAGGCGTCCACGAGGTTGTGTTAGGATCTAATATTCGAATAGGATTTTCTATATCTGGAAAATTATGTGTAATTTCAAAACCCTTTAAATGTTCATATGTACCTGCAACACTTCCAACATTTTCAGGGGGTTGCCAGTAAATACGTAATTCTTCTCCTGAGTTATCAGACTTAAGTGAGTTAGAAGAAGCCAGATGTAAAGGAACAGGAACTTCATTATCCGCCGTTACTGCAGGGTATATTGTATCTGCTACAAAAGTAGTAAAGTCTTCATCGACTGCTGTAAATTTTTCGTCATAGTGCTCAACTGCGGAGAAAGAAATCTCTCCTTTAGAGCTTTCTTGAAGAGCTAAAATTTTATACTGCTTAGCAGAGCTTGTTGTGTCTAGACCGTCTACTCTTTCTGTAAGAACCCATATGCTATCAGCCTCAGGCACACTGGTAAAATCTGTATTTGGATTACCAGCTTCATTATTGCCCGTAGTTTTAATAGTTATAGCGTCTACTGAACCTGACGATTCAGCAGGATCAACTTCTCTATTTTCTACACGAGTTGTATCGGTCCAAGTAAGAACTAAAGCCTCTGTTTCTGTTGAGGTTGCTTTCGCATTCAGAGCTTTTTCTTCAGTGTCAATATCTTCAAAAGTATAAGTACCATTTCCATCATCATCTATATAGGCTTTTTTTATTAAATCACCTGGTTTATAGGCTACACCCTGAATTGTAACATTACTTGTAGCGAACGCTCCAGGCTCTGTAAAGAGTACAGATAGTAGGTATTTACTACCGTTGTTTAAAGTGACTGCATTATCCAAAGGAATAGAGGTAACACTGCGCGATCCTGTATTAGAAATTCTTCCACCTATACGAACAGCAGACCTATCTGCATCTTGTATATTAATTATATCACCAGGTACTAAAAAGGAGGAATTAAAAGAGCTTTTAAAACTAACAACCTCTCTTTGATTTGCCGCAGTCCATAACTTCCAACGGCCGTATCTAAGAGCCTGCCCTTCGGAAGTCGCCCCCATAGCTACAGCTGTTTGAGTTATAAGTTTTCCTGTTTCTGCAATATTTAATTTATCTTCTACTATCAAAGGCTCTGCCTTATAGTTAGCATCTGGATTTACCCATGTAACAATAACTTGATTTATACGGGTTTTACTACCAGTACTTTCATAGCTGAACTCCCCATCAATGACATTAGCTTTAGTAAAGTTATACACAGGTCCGCTAGGGGCATCTATTACAGGAGAGACTTGTCCGTCGAAAAAATATATCATAGACCTAAACACAGTTGCTACATCTTTTATAACTTTAAAAGCATCAGATTGTTTAGTAAAATATAAATTAGCTGTAAACCTAGGCTCTAGCCCTCCTTTACCGTCTGGTACTTGCTCATCGCAATATCTTGCAATCCTGTATAAAGAGTATTTATCGATATCTGTCGCTTGTAAAAAATCACCTAAACCGTATCTATTATTGGTTAAAATATCATAAAAAACCCATGCAGGATTATTAGTGTATACTGGCTCTCCTGCGAAAGCACCATCCCAATCCTGATAAGTAGTCTCTAAGGCACCTGTAGAAGTATTGCGGGTATAACTTGCTATACCGTCGCTAGCTTGATCTCTAGTTATATAATTTGAAGGCACTAATACTTTTATACCTTTTACATGAAAAGAACGAGACGGAACACTTTGAAACTGTTTAGTATCAAAAGTAGTTTTAGCCATTGCTGAATAAGGATGTGTTAACACCTCTTTAATTATAGAAGTAGTAGTGGATAAAGAAGCCCCCGCAGACATCTGCCAGTCACCTGAAACAACTCCTACAGAAGAATATCCATCTCCCGTGTGATTACTTGTTCTGGCTATTTTTACTTTAAAATCAGTAAAAGGCCTATACTTACCAAGCTGTATAGGCCTTATAAAACTAATACCATTCTTAGTAACAGCGGAGTTTATAAAAGGATCGTGTAAGGTCATATAGCTGCCAAAATCGGTTTCGCCAGGTCTTTTTAGAGCCAACTCAACTTTATAAGTTGCATAAGTTGTTCTGTCGTTACCTTCCCCATCTACAGCATAAAGACCTCCAGTGTATGAAATAGTAAAAGAAACTTCATCTACTTCTTGTATTTGTGCTGCGGATAGATTAAAGCCTTGTTGAGAACTTCCTACTAACTCTTTGGGGGCTTGAGAGCCTCCATGTCCTGTACTCAGTTCTAAAGTTCCTCCAGAAGCAGGGGTGCTTACTATAGAAGTAGCACCTACTCCTCCTGTGCCAGAAAAAGGTTCTTGATTTAAAGTACCTACTCGGAACTGAGAAGTTACACTTTTGTACTTTTTAACACTTGTTTGACTCATAATACTTGAGTTTAGTACAATTGCTCCTGTTACATCGAAGTTATAAGCTTGATAGGATCCTGTAGTAGTATAAGGCCAAGTATTTTCTAATGTTATAGTAGTTCCATTAATAGTAGAAATTTTTACAATTCTATCTACAGTTATATAATAAGTACCCTCTGGAATTATTAAACCGGAAGGCATTGTAGCTCCTGGCATAAACTCCGCAACGGATTGGCTAGACCTACTTAAGAGAGTTCCTTCCATTGAAACTTGTCCCGCACTAGAAGTGGTCACGAGTCTTAGGTTGACGGGTACTGTTGCAGAAATATCTGTCGAAGGTTCCGATAACATACTATCAGTGAAAAAAGAACTATTATTGTTAGTTGTAAGAGTTGCTGTTGTATTAGCGTTTACATCGCTTGTCGAGCCGTTACTAGCGGTTCCATAGACTGCATGTACTGCACGTACAATTAAATATTTATCTCCGTTTGTTGATGCAATAATAGGGGTAGCAGTGGAATTAACTATTGTTGCGGTTGTTGATCCATAGGAGAGCTGTACCATAGCGCCTGTTTGATTATAAGGATTTGCACTCTGATTTAAAGGCGCAGCTCTATCATCATTAAGATAAACAGAAGCTTGAGCATCCACCAAACCATAGATAGGCCCTTCTGAAATAAGGTCTGTTACAGAAATTATCTGTTTATCGCCTCTATCATATTGTTGTATTACATTAAAACCTGCGTTATTTAAGTGACTTTGATCGAACATCTATTTCTCCTTTAAGATATGTCTGCAACATTTAAGTCTATACCATGAACACCGCCATTGGAATCCACATAAATATTGTCAACATGAAAAGCGCTACTGCTTCCTTGTACTACCTCTATTGAAACAGGTCTACCAGGTACTCTTAACTCTCCATAAAGAAGAGGTATAGGGTCTCCTTCTTTAGCATTGCTAGCTCCTCCTGAAAAAAGATAATTTGTAGTTCCATCATTTTTATCCACAGCAGGGTCAGGAGCCATGACTTGTTGTATACCCATTAAAGCCAAATTAGCCGCTAATAGTACAGCCATTTGTCCATACATACTAAGACCTGCGGCAAAATTGGTTGCTACCATACCTGCTGGCGCACCTGCTGGCAACGCTGCAAATATTGCAGGATTTGTAACAATTAAAACAACTATGACAATCGCTACAAGAATTTTTGCAATACCACTCTTAGCTCCTGCAGGTGCAATACTTAAAGTTATATCTCCTTTAGCTACAGGAATAATTAAATCTTCGGTACCAACGCTCCCCTCTTCTGTGTCTAAAATAAAACCTATATCATTCTCATGACACTGTCTGATATAAGGTAAAAAATCGGGTCTATTTGCTTGTATGCATTTAAATATTTCAGAATAATCATTTGTATTAACTACAAATTTTCTCCCAAACCTTTCCCCTAGTTCACCTTCTAAATATACATTACGCCTCATGACGATAAACTCCATTTATATGCTGTTTCCAAAAAGGGTATAAATTTTCCCTGCAGGATATTCTATTTTCTGCGTGATGAAAAAACACATCATCCCCTAAGTAAACTCCACAATGGTTCCCAACAGACGCATTAATTTTAAAAATAATAACATCGTTAGGCTTCATATTGCCTTCAACAGGAGCGTACCCATAATTTTCTATAATTTCATCTGTAAAATAGTCTAATTTTTTATGCCACCAGTCATCCTCAAACGCAGCTCTAGAAGGGATATTTATGTTTTGGGATGCAAGATAGTCTCTCATTGCCTCAAAACAGTCATTTACTCCAAACTCGTAATCTCTTCCATATAAGGATTTTTCTGCTCTTTCAGGTTGTACTATATTTAAACCCATATCGGGATAACTAAATATATAGTAAGGAATTCCCATAGCATTACAGTATTTAGTATCCGTTTCACTTGCATCCGAGGACGCATCGGGATGGCTATGTACTATACCTACTATATCTCCTCTACGACTTGCTGCTATGTATTGTTTTGAATCTATTACAAAGCTATTTTCATCCTCTGAAACATTGTCGCAAGGTACCCATTCTTTTTTGCCTTTAATAGCTACTAATACTCCGCAACCTTCTTTTGGGTACCATTTCTGGAAATGATCCCGTATCAATTCTATATTCATTTTAAAATTTATTTGTCCCTGGAAAAGATCCAAAAGGCAGTCTAGCAGCTCTATTAGTTTTGCCTGAAGGATTTTGATTTGCTGAGGTTTGAACTGCCGGTATCGCACCATATCTTGCTTTGCAAGATTGTAAAGTTTTTCCACATACCTCTTCTCGAACCCAATGCCCCGTACCAAAAGTAGGGGTATTACCCTGATTAGAGGCGTGTGTAGATTTCCAAATAGTATTTAAATGTCTAACTAAAGCTCCTTTGCTGTATGAATTTGTAGCATTATAATCGCTCCAAGTAAAAACTTGTTTCCAATACCCTGAAGTCGCTGAAGGAGTATTTCCTGTACCTGCAATAACACATAACCATTTTTTATTAGCATCACTAACATAGTCTTCAGTGGTATAAGCTGTACTTGCTGAATAAGTGGAAAAAGTGGTAGAAGCTACTACTAAAGGTCTATCATCGAAATCGAAATAAGCAGCATGAGAAAAAACCGTAGGATCACCCGTTGAAGGAATATATTTATAGTTATAAGTACTATTTTGCTTCCATGTACAACCCCCTCCTTTACCTTTATCATGTCCTTGGTACTGCCAACTGCAATACTTACCTACTACAACTCTTCTAGGTAATTTGATACCTTCCAAGTCAAAAGGAGTTGCCATTTCAAATGTAACACTTACACTACCTTCTTGGCTAATTCTATCTATAATGTATTCTTGAGTTCTGAATTCTATAGGAGGGCTTGCATCTTGAGACTCTTGATATAAGTATTTTTTAAATGTCTGCCTACGAATTACTCTTTGACCTATTAAGTCACTATTCTTAAAAGTACCTAATTGTGATCTAAAAAGGGTTCCTACATTTGCTACAGTTAAGGAGGGTCTTGCAGGTGCTCCGTCAGAACTTAGATCCAGCCCGTCTATTAACATAGGCATAGGTGTAAAAGATATAATCGTATGGTCCGTTTGATTTGCTGTGCCTGCCCCGCTGCCTGCCCCTGTAGCTGTAAAAGAAGTACCTACAGTATCATTAGCTGCTCCAATTGAAGTAAAGCCTGTTCCTGACACTATAGTATAAGTATTTCCTACTATAAAATCTCCGGCTAAAACTGGATTAGTAGGCGCTGTTTTTTGTCTGAACTTTATTTCACCCAGATTTTCGGCTAAGCCAGCATGAAAATATAATATAGTTCCATCTGGCAAGGTCAACTCAAATAAATCTACTAAACCTGAATCAACCTCTAAGGATTGCGCATCTGTTGCTATTAAGTTGCTCATGCTTCGTATACTCTTTTTAATGATAGTGAAAGACTATAAAAATTTTCATAGTCGTATGTTACTGAATAGTTTGTTGCCACTACTTTTACGTCTTTTTCTGCATTACCTTGTGCATTAGCGTCGTTAGTATCTGGAATTGTAAGCACAAACTTAGATACATTTTTTTTAGTATCTAAGAACGCTACTATATCATCTATGACTTCTTTGGGACGGGTTTTAAAAGATAAAGAATAAGTTTCATTGATGCTATTGATACCATCAGCTATTCTCTGCTCATAACCATCTCCAAAATTAGCAGTAAGCACTCTAGGCTCAGTAACCTTGGTCATGGATTTATCCGGAGTTGCGTATGTTGAGCCTGTATATATAAATCCTATTGTCATTAAGCTGCTCCATATGGGTTCAATATTCCACCTGAACGTTTTTGATTTTGTAATTCTACTTGAACTGCCTGTGCAACTGCAGAACCTAATTTATCCATATCTGGACCAGTACTATTATTCTTAGAAGTTTGTCCGTCCGTAGAAATATTAACAACTATGTTATTGTTAGTAGAACCGCTACCTTTCATTTCTACCGGGATGGCCCTTCCGTTCGGTAAAGGCACTACTGCTTCTGTTCCATGAAGAACTGCAGGATATCCTGAAGTAGAGCCTTTAGCTACTCCACCTGTTGAGTACCCTTGTACTTTTTTACCTTCTGAAAAAATTCCTCCGTTTCTAGCAGTATTTGGTATCACTGCCGTCCAGCTAGAGGATATATCCGTCATGCCTGCGCTAGGGTCTGAGGCTACGCCACCGGCTGAACCAGGAATAAAACTACTAATTAGTCTAAAAACCATCATTTTAATAATCATTTGTGCAATCATACTTATTATAGACTTTGCCATGCTAGCAAAAGCTTGTTTAGCTGATTTAGTGCCAGTTACTAAAGAGGTAAACGCAGAGGTCATACCACTTTCTAAACTTTGAGCTATACCATCTGTAAGTACCTGTACGTCGGTTAGAGCTTCTTTAGCATCCTCTAGTCTTGTAATGTTATCTAAGACATCTTGTATTGCTGACTCTGCTTGCATATCAATAAATGTTTTTTCTCTACTTTTCATGCCTTCTAGCTTACCTCTTAAACCCGCTACATCCTGCGCGCTGGCGGCAAATCTGTCTCTATCCTTTTTATTTGTATATGTTACGGAATCTTGACTTTTTGCCTTTAATTCTTGCTCTAGAAAATCTAATTTAGCTCCTAATAGTATATACTCCATTTCTATTAGCTCCTTTTTTATTTTTTTCTCTTTTTCTATAAAGGCGAGTCGTCCCTCTAACGAATCCTTTGCAAGCTTTAGGTCTTCAGCCGCATCGAACTTTGCCTGTCCTAAATAAGAAAAAGGAGAAGATTTTTTAAAATCTCTTTTTTTACGGTTAGCATCCCTTTCTCTTTCTTTTTCTGAAAGGGCTAACATTTTCTCCTCTATAGCAAGCTCTTTTTCCTTTACAGCCAATACCTCTTCTTTTGCTTTACGAAGTTCTCCAGAGACAGCTAGATTAAAGAGGTTTGTCGAATAATCTGATTGGTTTTGGAGTTTATCTGCTATTTCGTCTTCCAAAACTTTTTGTGCCTTTAAACCTTCAATCTTTTTCTGCTGTACTTTTATAGTAGTATCGTCGTCAGTAAGCTTTAAATTATCTTTTTCGTGGTCGATCTTATCTTGGATTTGTTTTATTTGGTCGTCGAGTTTTTTTGATTTATTTTTTGCATTTAAAATATCTTTTTCAACTTTACTTTTTCCTTTTAAAGACTCCAAATGCTCCTTTTCTGTCTGTAAAGCAGTTAACGCTACCGAATTTTCTCTTTTTTTAACCTCTCCAATCTTATTTTCTATTTTTTCCCTTGCTTGTGCGACTGTTAAAGCTCTAAAAGCCTTTTTCTCACCTTCGGTCTGTATACCTAAAAACTCCTCAAAGGCACTTAATTTTGTGTCGTCAAAAAACGCTCCTAGGCTTTGCTTTCCTACGTTACCTTCCAAAGTTTTAAGCTGTTCGTCAAATCTTTCTCCAAACTGTATAAAAGTAGTGTAAGAACTGTTTGTCTTTTTTAGACCGTCTCTAAACAGATCGAAAGCTTTAGAAGCCTCACCTATATCTTTAACGGCTGCCTGAGAGGGAGACAATACGGTATTGAGGTTTACGGCATCTGAACGAGCAATTATTAAAGTCTTAGACACTCTACCTACTGCATCATTGTATACCTTTAAATTTGCTTCGGCTTCCTTTACGTCTTGTGTTTTAATACCTTGGGTTTCTCCCTTTCTTATAATTGCTAAGTCTTTTTCTATATGGAACACGCGAAATCTTTGTCTCATGGTGACCTCATTCTTTATATTGTACTCATCTAATAAACCTAATTGGACTTTTAGACTTTCTGTAATTGAGTCCATTGCCGTCAAATTTGCTTTTACTTCCTTATTATCAGTGTAGGAAAATATAGTGGGTATTGGTTGAGGATCAAAAACATTAATTCCCTCAGCAACAGTACTAGCTTTTTTTGCATCCATAACGCTCTTTTTTAAACTATCTGCCATTCCTCTTACAGCAGGAAAAGTTAGGTTACTTAACATATTTCCTTGTTGAACTAACGCTTCCACTGGCTTGCTGGTCATCTCTAGGTTAGCTACCATTTTTGAAATTTCTTCGTTTTGTGCTGCATATTCTTGAGCGAGAGACTTAGCATTTGCTTCCATTCTCTTGATGGCAGGATCTTTTAAATATTCAATAAACTCTTTTAGAAAGGTTATTGCTAAAGAAATCATACCTACGATTGCTACAGCATTTAGCACTTTTCCAAGCCCTGAGGCCATTAAGGCTCCTGCAGCTTTTATACGTCCCATGGTTTTTCCGTGCTCTGCTTCCATTCCTCTTAAGTATGCTATAAAATTGGCGCTATAGGATCCGAAACCCCTAGTATTTGCAGCTACCATTCTTGCATGGTCGGCTCTGATAACTGCGGTATGTTTTTTAGCTTCTCTTTCTGTCATTTTCATCTGATCAATGACAGTGGAGTTGCCGCTTTTTAAACCTGCTCCCTTATCTATTGCATTAAGATTACCCGATGAAAAGTCTCCTCCTGCTATCTTTTGCCCTCTGACCCCCGAACCCGCTGCACCCATAAGAGCAGCTCTAGAATGATCCGCCATACTAGCTATACTTGCCATTGCGGGCGCTGCGGGAGCCAGGGCTCTAGTTATAGACAAACCTAGCAAGCCAAAAGCGGCTGCTAAAGCCTCTACATTAGTTACAAAAACGGTTGCCATAAAACCTGCGGCTGGTTCTATAAATTTCATAAGTTTTTTTACAAGATCGTCAAAAGCTTTTCCTAGCTTTGCCACATTATTTACATTATCACCTACGTCTTTGAACTTTTCATTTCCCTGTTCAAGTACAGCATTTACAATTCCCTGAGATTTTTCAAAAGTAGTAAGTTCGTCGGCATTTTTCCCTAAAACTCTAGCATAATCATTTGAGGCTTTTTCAAGTCTTAGAATAATACCTAATTCATCTAGTAGTTCAGGTTCTGCTTTAATAGCACCTTTTGTTAAACGATTGAAAGAATCGGTTAAATCTCTACCTAATGCTACCGAAGCGTTCTTTGCGAGTTTTGCCAAACCTGTTAGCTGATCCGAAGACAGCCCTGCAGCGGTACCAATCGCCGCAGCTTGTGATGCCTCGTTAAAAGCTAAAAGGCCTCCCGTTGCATCCTGTATACGAGAAGTAAGAAGTTTCATAGATTTACCAGTTCTATTTGCATAGGCTTCTTGACCTTTTGTAAGAGCTACCAAGTCCCCTGCTTTCTTTAAAAAGGAGTATGCGGCCGAGATTGCAAAGATATTTGCTGCAAGAGTAGCATATGCCGCTACAAGACCTCCTGCACCTTGTGCCATTTTTGAAAAGTTTTTAGTGCCGTTGGAAGAGGCTTGAGCGGCGCCTTTAGTGTTGCGTTCTGCATCACGGGCACCCCTAGCCATAGCGTCTAAGTTGTCTCCGGCTTTCTTGGCTCCAAGACCTACTTTGCCCATAGTTCCTTTATCGTCTACTAATACATCGATTTCAATACGCTTATTTGCCATTAGCCTTTCACATTATGAGTGAAATTTCTTCCACCGCTCGCAGATTTACGCTCTTCTGCTTTTCTCTTTCTTTCCGATTTTTCAGCTCTATGGTTAATTAATAAACCTTCCCAAGTTTTTAAAAAATAAACTACAATTCTTGGCTCTGGTACATCATATAGCTTTATTAAATACTCTAAATTGCTCCAGGACTTACCCATATATGTTCCAGACATACCATCCCACCTATCTTCTAGTATTCCGAATATAAAAAATGCCACTTGGACTTCAGGCGGAAAGTCTGAAATCTCGAGCGGCATCTTATCGGGGTCTGGCTCTTCGCCAAGCTGTTCACAGATAGCTAAGTATTTATCTATACTTATCTCATCTTCTTGCTTTACATATCTCTCAAGTAAACCCCTTATATGGTCTACTTGTTCCCAGTAAAATTTTCAAGATCACTTACAGTTTCGGTAACCCAAGTATCGAAATCTCCTGAGTTTCTCATAAGTAGTTCTGAATTTTCCTGAGTATGAGGCAATTCATCTTCTGCGTCAAGGGCCGAGATATCCACCAATAGAAGCTCTTCTAGGTAACGATATTTTAAGCCAGACCAACCTTTGATTACTGCCTTACAGTATTCTATTAAAAATCTTTCCTCATCTAAGTCTTCCTCTGGTTGACGAGTTTTTTTATTGAACTTTGTAGTAACACACTTTTTGCGCAGCTTTACTAACTCTTCTCTGGCTAGATAACATAAGTCTACGGTCATTCCCTTATGTCCGGGGAAGTCAATTGTTACTGTTTTGCTAGGAGTCATAAGACTCGCTAGTGAAATTGGGTTTTCGCTCATTTTCTAATCCTTAATAATTAATTGTTTAAAAAAGAAGGGGCAAAATCACCCCTTCTTTCGATTTTCTATTTCATAGTATAGTCGAAATGACCTTCTATGTCAAGAACTTTTTTTACGCACCTACATACTTAATAGTAAGCTCGTCAGTACCATCAATTACAGTAGGTAAAGCATGGAAAGTCGTCTCTAAAGAGATAACATCCTCAATTGAGTGGGTCGGAACTTCTAAGTGACAATTTGTCATTCCTAGTTCAACACGGGGAGTATTAGCTCCACCTACTTTAAACGTTAAATCAAAGTCATTAGTAATTGTAGTCGTTCCTGCGACAATGTTTTCAAACAAATCGGCACTAGATAACGCCTTTGCGTTTAAGTAGCAAGTAAAGCTACCTGATACGGAACGTGATCCCGTAACATGGCCTAAGGGTTGATTCACAAGACCCAGAGTTTCTGGAGTAAGGAATGTCATATTGTTAGAAATAGTAACATTACCCCCTGTAAGAACTACGTCGTAGGTAGCAGTAGTGGGACTCGTAGATGAGGCCGATAGTGTGCTAAGACGATTACGAATAAAGTTACTTGTACTGCTAACTCCTTCATAAACTGTAGCAGTTGGTGCAGTATCCTCAGTAATGATAGTACCCATACCAGACCAATTAATAGTTGCAATTCCATCAATATCAAAGTCTATAGAGGCTTCGTTTACACAACAGTTTGCAATCTTGTAAGTAGTTTTAGTACCTGTCGTCGATCCCCCTAATACAAAGAAAAAGTCAGCAGTACCTAAAGTGGTCTTATTAGAGCTCCCGAACCCTATATCGAGATCAGTGCCGTCACGATCAAATCCAGTGAAAGTAGTACCCCCTGAGGCAGTTCCAACACTGGCAACTAAGGCTTCGAGATCGTCATTAGCATCGGTAGTCTCTACTGCTGATTCAGCTATACCCAAAGCCGTTGCTAGATTTTCTTTTGAAACGAAAATTTTATCATTTGCGGTATATCCTGAACCTTTTTCAGCTCCTAGAGTGGCTACAAGTGTTCCGGGTGTTTCTGTATAAGTAATTAAAAAAGTTGCTCCACTACCTCCACCATCGGTAGTCGTATTTACCGTAAAAGTAGCATCTGCACCGAGCTTGTCATCGCCGGTTAAATCTGTAAATGTTTTTACACCTGAAATTGTCGCTACTGCTCCATCACTGGAAACAGCGGAACTGTATGTTGCATCTCCGACCATCATAGCCCAGAGAACTTCTTCTACAGCATGTTGCTGCCCACTAGTGTCAGAGGCTTTACCTGTGCCTGTGCCTGTTGATGCAAATGGCCGAGCATAAGTAGAAAAACTCCACTCTGCAGGTGCATAAGAATCATTAAACATTTTTCGTCCTCGACGGCTGTTTCCAGCAGTGTCAGACATTTCACTCAGAGTAACCTCCGAAGCGTTTGTTGCTTGTGAGAAAGAAAATCCATCAAGAACAGGCATTTCCCAAACATGAGAACCTTTCTTAATAAAGACTTTACTGTCTCTGCTAAAATATAATTGATCAGTCATAGTAATCTCCTATGTTATCTTGAAAAGGCTAGGACGTGAACGTTTGCTCTTGCCTGCATTTTCTAGTATCGAACCTCTATAAGCATTTCACCAACACCTAAGGGTTCAAGTACACCTTCGTCAGTATCTAAACTAACTATTGTGATTTGTTGTGTATATTGATCCGTGTTAGTGCGATCTTTATACTTTAATCGAGAGTTTTCTTCCAAAACAGATTCGACATCTTCCATTAACTCATCTAAAGCTTCTACAGCATCCTCTGCTTGTACATAGCACCTAATAGTAACGCTAAGGAACCTATCCTTATAACCTCCGGCCTGATACTCTCGTGTCTCAGAACCGGCATTTAAGTGAATTGCAGGAAATTCCTCCACTTCATCCCAAAATTTTAACCTAGGGGAAACATTCTCACCTAAATCAGTAAGAAAAGTTCCGGCTCCATTTATAGTTTTGAGTTTGTCTACTAGGGCACTAATAATACCTAAACGTCTTGTTGTATATGCTCGACTCATTACTCTCTCCTAGTATAGAATCTTCCGATTGCAAACTGTGCTGCTATTTCTCGAATAGATTTATCAATTAACTGCCTCGGATCTCTTTCTCCGTTTGACCAGTTTCCGGAGCTTCCGTTTTCAAACACTTGGTAAGGATTTCTTTGGTATGTATATCCAAAACTTGGGTACCCTTTTGGAGTTTGCACTACATCTGTAAGTTTTACACTTTCTGCAAATCGTCCTGTTCTATTTTCAAGTTGAGGACTTTGCATATTTTTTCTTACTGTACTAGGTAATTCCTTATTAATTAAACCGATAAGATGTAAAGGCTCCATTGCAGGACTCTTTCTTACTTTCTTTTGTTTAACAGAACGTAATTTTTTCTTTTTATAGCTTTTATAAGATCTACCTTTTAAGTTGCCGGTTGAGGGTTTTCTACCTCTTTTTCGCTTTTTTGGTCTTTTCTTTGGATCAAGTGCTTCTGTTAGTACATCTAATATATCTATAGGCAATGTTGGGGATCCTCGTAAATTACTTATATCAATATTATTAAAAAATTCTGTAACTTTTTTACTTTCCCCTTCTATTAAATCTTTAAAAAGTTCTCCTATAAATGCAGAAATCCTACCTTTTGGTTGGTTAAGTTTTATAGGTTCGTACTCTAACTCTATAACTCCTTTTACTCCTGTCAAAAGATCTACATCTGCCTTATAATCAACAGTATATTTTCTTTTTTTAGAAGCAGTTTTTTCAACCTGTTCCAGCAAATAGTCTAAGTCTACTTTGTGCAAATCGTTCTCAGACACTATTTTGTCTAATTCTTTTGCTACCTGAAATAAAGCTCTTAAATGAGGTCTACGAGGATCCGAATCCTCCATACCTTCTAAAGCCAGAGACATGTTGCCTCTGAGAACGCTAATATTTTTGTGCCCTAGCTCGTGAGACTCTTTCATCTCTGGCATTATTTGCTCTAGGAATCTTTTATGTTGCCTGAAGTTTCCTCCGCCTCCGAAAATACGTTGAGCACTTCTTACTTGGAGTCTAGTACCTGGAACCAGTTTTCTAGAGCCTTCTCCAAACTCTTGAACCATAGCCTCAGTAGCTTTACGGAGAGTTTCATACCTCTCAGCATACTTACCAGGTATAATTGCCAGTTGTTGTATTGTTTTATCGCGATCTATTGCTTTTCTTAAAACTTTTGAGGATACAAACACATCTCTTGCTAGTCTATCCGAGATCCCTTTAACTGTTCTAGGCTTATATACCTTCGCCATATCTAAAAGTTCTTATACAGATCCAGAACACGTTTAATATGGTCAGGAAACGCTACATTGTTTCTCTGACTTGAAGAAGCATTGTTCTGGATGCTCGCACCTGCTATTGTCTGACGCGCTTTATGCTCGTCTTTCATGTAGTAGGTAATTAAATCAATTACTGCCAATTGTAAGTCTGCAGGACATTCCGAGTATCCCGCCTTATAAGTAATTTTTACAGAGGCAGGACCACCTGGCCACATCTTTGCGCCGCCAGATGTACTTACTCTGTAAACTCCATCTATGGAAGCATCCATAAAGTACTCGGTGGCCGGTACAGTAGTATAACTAGAACTATAATCATCCCTTTCCTCTACAGACACAATTGATACTATAGGTGTTTCTGTTAATTGTACTAAATTAGTAGACCAGTTAATTGAAAACGTTTCTACTTTATCTGTTGAGTAGTGGTCTACAATACTATTACCACAATAAGTTTTTACTAATGCACTTACGGCCGAGATCAAAGAATTGATACGGTGATCTTCTTTTGTACTTTGGATATTTTCCGAAGTTTTATATTCGTCAATTGTAATTAAATCTGCCATTTATAAGTCCATTAGTAAAAACTTAGGGGAGATAAACTCCCCCTCGTTTCTATACTTTTCAGTATTAAGCTATAAGATCAATCTT